AAGACTTACCAAATTCGCACAAGCAATGCCTGAGTATTGCAAACGTGAAGACCCTGTAGAAGCATACCGTTTCTACTACATCAAAGAGAAGGTAGACTTCGCAAAGTGGAAGAATACCGAAACCCCAATATGGTTTAAGGAAGGTGTGGCATAATGCACGATATTGATGACTATGATCGCAAACGTGAACATCGTTTTGTAAATCAGTGGACATCTGAAAGGGAGTTCTGGTTAACCCCATCTATTAGTGTTAGTTTCTATGATGGATTCTGCCTAGATATTTCATTCTTGTGTTTCAAGTACTACACATTTTTAAACTACAATAGGAAAAGTGATAATGGAGAAAAATATGACTTATGAAGAAATAGTAAACACCCTGAGACTGGGTGCAGTAAACTTATCGTTCACTAAGGTGAAGGATGGTGCAGTACGTGAGATGAAGGCAACACTGGTATCCGATATGATACCAGAAGATAAGATGCCCAAGACTGATGCCAATGCAAATACTGAGAAGAACCAAGTTGCGGTTCGCGTGTTTGATTTGGGTGTTAACGATTGGAGATCATTTCGTGTTGATTCGCTATTGACTTTTAACGCAGTTTAATGTATACTATATAATATTATGAAAAAGACACTTACACCCGCACAAAAAGCAAAACGTACCAGAGACGCAAAGAAGAAGGCAAATCTGGATGCGTTAGGTTTTGAACGTAAAAAAGTGAAACGCACACGTAAACCAATGTCTCCAGAACAGAAGACAGCGGCAATTGAACGTCTTGCGAAGGCACGTGAAGCACGTGGTGCGGATGGAAGTAAGTCTGTCCATCATAGTATCAGAGATTTAGACGAAGACCATTTCCTTCACTGGAAGAAGGTTAAGGTATGGTTGAAGTCAAATCAAGATGAACTCAAGGGTATGAAGAGTTATAAAACCTCTAAGGTCGCGAAGGAACGAGCAGAGTACATATCCCTTGAGGTATACATCTCTAATATGAAGAAATATATTAGTGGTGGTATATGGTCAGACTTTCGTTATGGTGAACAACGTGAGGGACGAATTCAACAGGTGTGTGTTGCTATGGCATACCATGCTGACGGAACTCCCAAACGATCTTACAACACTTGGTATCCTGATATCGCACAATTATGGACTCGCGAACTGGAACTAGAATTTGAGAAGGATAAAGAATATGCAAGTTGATTTCCAGATGGGTGGAGTTGATTCTTCTAACGATGAATCTTCTTTTATGAACAAGAAGAAGTTCACCAAGATGGTTGAAGACTGTGTGAAGAAAGAGTCTATGTCTTATATGGACACAGTGGTTTATCTTTGTGAAAAGAATAACCTAGAGATTGAGGATATCAAGAAATACATCGCGATATCTATCAAAGAGAAGATTGAGTTTGAAGCAATGAAACTCAACTTTCTTGAAAAAAGTGAAAGTTTACCAAATACTAAATAAAGGTATTGACTTTCAAATTACATTATGATACAATTAATACTCATAATACAACTAATACGCAAATATACGGAGAACATAATATGTCTTTTGCAAACCTAAAATCTAATTCCCTAGACGTGTCAAAACTGGCACAAGCGGCACAGCAAGTCTCAGGGGTAACACAATCTAAAAACAAATACGAAGACCTGCGTTTCTGGAAACCTACTGTTGATGACAATGGTAATGGTTTCGCACAGATTCGTTTTCTTCCTGCCGCAGAAGGTCAAGAACTACCTTGGGTACGTTACTTTGACCATTTCTTTAAAGGTCCTACCGGACAATGGTATGTAGAGAAGTCTTTGACTACTCTGGGTAACAATGATCCAGTGAGTGAACACAACTCTCGTTTGTGGAACTCTGGGATTGATGAAGATAAAGAGATCGCACGTAAGCAGAAACGTAGACTGCACTATGTCGCGAACATCATGGTAATCAGTGATCCATCCAATCCTGCCAATGAAGGTAAAGTATTCCTTTATGACTTTGGTAAGAAAATCTTTGATAAGATTATGGATGTGATGCAACCTCAATTTCCTGGCGAAACTCCGGTGAACCCATTTGATTTCTGGTTGGGTGCTGACTTCCAGTTGAAGATTCGTAATGTTGCGGGATATCGTAACTATGATAAGTCAGAGTTTAAATCAACTGCGGCACTATTGGATGCAGATGAGACTAAACTAGAAGCAACTTATAATCAGTTGCATGATATGTCAGAGTTTGTTGCAGAGTCCTCATACAAGTCTTATGATGAACTGAAGTCACGTCTGGAAGTGGTACTAGGTCAGTCTACTGGTACTGGTAGTACTGTAAAGAATGATCTGTTGACTCAGACTGCTGAGACTGCACCGATCCGATCTGCGGAACCTACTGTAGTCTCTCAGACTGCACCAGAACCAACGATCCAAGCATCGGGTAGTGAGGATGACACATTGTCATACTTTGCTAAACTTGCGGCAGAAGACTAATCATGTATCATTTGTATACTGAGAATGGTTCTTATTCAGAGACAAGTCTTGTGAGGTTGCTGTTCGCAGTAATCTCACACAGATTCCATCACTTTGTAAAGGGTGAAGGTTTCCGAGACTAAAGCATCCTCGCCTTAGGATAAACCGTTATGGTTATAGGGGTCTCTTCGGAGACCCTTTTTTTTATACCGAGTATGCCTCTTTCCTACCACTCATTCCGTCAGTGGGGTCTATTGCACCTTCTGCACTACCATGATGGACTTGATTAGAATTGTTGTTAGTACTGGTAGGTGCGTTAATGATCTGTTGTGCGATTGCACCACTCATCTGTTTTCCTTCATTTGCTATCTTTTCTTCTTGAGTAGCATTTTTGACCGCATCAGCACTGACCGGAGAGTTGGGTTTTATCTCAGTTTCTTTTTCTTTTGATGCTTCTAGTTCTGCACGACCTTTCTTCCTACTCTCAACCTTCTCTGCGGTATTGGTATCAAACGTACCAAAATTCATAACACCTGCGAATGCATCACCGAATGCCTCCATCGGAGTCTTCCCGCCAGGCATTAATGCTCCAATAGCAGCGGCACCACCTATCGCAACCGCATAAGGGAATTTCATTATACCAGTAACTACGTTAAACAACTTCTTACCTAACTCAGCAATTGCATCAGCAAAAGACATATTCGCAAAGTCATCCTTGATACCGTCCATGAAACCCAATAATGAATCTGTGATTGAGTTGAACAAACCACCAATCATATCGGAGAATGAGAACGAATCCAGAATTTCTGAGAAGTTCTCAAACCCAAGTTTACTTGCTATCCAACTCACGAGGTCCTTGAGTAGGTCAAGTGGCATTCCAACAATTCCTATCAAGACTCCACTGATTGCACCAAGGACACCACCAAGTATTCCACCCGACTCAAATCCTGCTTTGAATCCGTTGAACGCATCAACCATTGTCATTATGATAGTAATAGGGAATAAGACTACACGACCAAGAAGTCTGAATACTTTAAAGAATCCACCAAAGGATGATTTCAGTGTGGTGAAAACCTTTTTAACTTTCTTTGCCGTATTTTTGATCGTTGAAGCAGCGCCACCCGATGTCTTTGCCGCACCTGTAACAGAGTCTTTTAGTAGCTTGATGTCATCAACAAAACCAGAGAATGGTTTTAATAATTGGCCAATTAACTTTGAAGCATTTTCAATGAATGTTAACTTCCTAAACTTTCCTGCTATACCACGAAATGCCATATTGATGTTTCGGAAACCATTGGTAAATGCTTGACGGATATTGGTAGCAAGTGCTGTTAGTCTTCCACCAAGACCTTTTGCCCAATCCTTCATTTTCTCAATTCTCTTTGCAATTCTTGCAATACCGTTAGTAAATACTTTTCTTATACGGTTAAATTGGTTCTGAAGTTTCTTACCTGTTTCGGGGAAGAATTTAATGAATATTCTGAATGGTGCTAACACTAATTTTGTCATAGACCTGACCATTTTCGCCATAATCTTGGCAAACGGACTCAATATTAATTTTGCGGCACGAACAAAACCTTCAACGATACCCACTGCGAGACCCGCAATTGCGGCAGTGATACCTGCGATCATTCCAAGAATACCCATACCCTTGGTGTCAGACATCAGTTGACCGAGATCAGGTAAACCACCTGCCGCTTCTACTTTCTTCTCTCGTTTTTCTTCTAGTTTATCACCTGCTTGGTTCTTGAGGTCTTTGAAGTACTTACCAAACATTTTAGACAACGCACTGACCTCAGATGCGACCTCTTTGGTCACACTGCGTGATTCTGCGTTTTCTTGTTTGGTCACCTCAATCAGATGACCTATACTTTTCTCTGCCATTATTCCTATCTCTGTCGTTGACGTTCTTCTTGTTCGTGACGTTCTTTTTCTTCTTTAAGATGCTCTACTAGTAAAGCAACATAAACTTCCCTCTCAAACGGCATCATATTTTCTAGTTCTGTTAACGAGTAATTATGATGTTGCATCATGCCAAAGTTAGTCTTGTAATGGTTTACAAGGTTATCGTGTGAGAGGCATACTAAAAAAAATCTTGGATGCCCTTCAGTGTTCTATTCTGTTCCGTACCGCACTCTGGACATTTAAAGTCAATGTCGTGTTGCATTGATGGTGCAGATTGCATAAACACACCAATCTTTTCAAACTGTGAGTTAGTCATTGAATCAATAAACTCTTGCATCTCTCCAGAACTAACCTCTCTCGCATCAACTCTCTCGTCCTCGGTCATAATTGTCTTAATACACTTACCGATCATCTTGAAACCAAACTCAGTTTCTGACATATCCTCAGAAAAGTTATTGAGAAAATCGTGAAACGCTGGGTACTTTAATTCCAAGGTGACACTTGGTGTCAATTCAACTATAGGACTTACATCAGGAAGGTCAACTTTAATATCCTGTAGGTTGATCTTACATTCTGTTGAATGTCCACACTCTTCATTCTCACACTTGATATTAATATCAGCAGTCTCACCAACTGAACGTGAACGAATCTGCGTAAACATATACTCAACATCAAATACTGTGAGGTCTTTTGGTTCTACATCTTCACAACAAATTACAACAACATCAATCATTGCTCTCATTGCTTGTTTCTGATCACCACCCTCAAATGCAAGTAGAAGAATCTTTTCT